CCAGTTGGCAGAGCGTTGATGCGCCGGATTGCAAACTCGGTTTAGGTAGGTTAAACTCCTACACTGGCCTCCAAGTTTTGCCTGTTTCTTAAAACAGGCCGGTGTAGTGTAAGAGATGAGGAATTGCTCCAGATTTTCGTCACAAACGAAAACCTGCTATTAAAAAACGTTCCATTGCTCCAAGGTATCCCGCATTGAGTTGCACTGTTTGTTGATCCTTGGCATATTGGTAACAACTGCTTTTTGTCTTTTGCTTTGGTGACAGCGCCTGATAAGCGTTACTCCCAATGTCAATTGCACATTGTCCCGCAATTCACTTGCTTACACTCACTGTCTTTTTCAAACACAAAGGAATTCAAAATGAACATTACACTACGCAAAGCCAACGCACTACAAACAGCAATTCAAGAACACATCAAAAGCATTGACATCAAAACATCGGTGTCCGTGAACGAATTCCAAAAGCCTTTTGATGAAATCAGCCACGCACGTGAAACTCTGATTGCAAACGACAAACGCCGTGCAGACTTGACTGCTACCTTGTACGTGATCCGTGCCCAAGTGGGTGATGCAAACTCTACCAGCGGTGTCAGCGCACAGTTGGCACAGGCAGCATACATCGACAAGCGTGTGGCACAGTTGAAGACCCTAGTCGACTCCAAAGCCTCAGACAGCCTTGATATTGTTGTAGGCAAGTTGGACAAGATCCGCAACGACAAGGGCGAAAGCCGTCGTAGCATCTATGCCAGCGACACAGTGGAAACTGGTGTGTTGGATGCAGCACAGATTGACCAGTTCAAGACTGACATGCAGATGCTGAAAAAGCAAAAGCAGGCAATCAACGACAAGGTGTTGGAACTCAACATCCGCACAGAAATCACATTGTCCGACAGCGATGTGGCACTGTTAAAGCAGGAACAGTTGATTTAACTGCACAGCCCCGCAAGGGGCTTTTTTGTGGGTCCTTAGTTCAACGGATAGAATACCATGCTTCGAACTTGGGGATAGGGGTTCGATTCCTCTAGGACCCTCCAAATCTAGTACTTTAGTGCTCATTGACACTAAATGAATATGGTGCTATAATACAGGTAATGGAGAACAATATGCCGTGGATTCAGAATGTAGCAAAAAGTGATATTAGTCAGGGGTTTCATATTGACCCGGGTCCTAACGCTATGCTGATACAGATTGTAGACTGCGGTTGTGAGTTCCCTGCTCCAAAATATTCTTTCAAAGAAGTTCACCAGTTTGAATTTCTTGATGTAGAGGAAAAAGATACAGTACTTGACGAGGCCATGCGTTGCAGTCCCGAACAGGCAGCAGAGCTGACCCGTTTGTTACAACACGCATTGGCGAACCACATGAATGTGATTGTTCATTGCCACGCAGGAGTGTGCCGCAGTGGTGCAGTTGCAGAAGTTGGCATCATGTTGGGATTCAATGATACAGAAGCATTTCGTGCTCCTAACTTACTTGTTAAGCACAGAATGATGAGAGCATTGGGCCTGTACTATGATGAGAACGAAGCTCCAACCATCAATGGCAAGCCCTACCAATACAGCGCTGGGGGCATTATTTTGCCTCCAGATCATGAAGGTGATGTTTAAAAGAGGTAAACAATGAATCGTAAAAATTATTTGTACATGTTGATTGGTGTGCCTGCTAGTGGCAAGAGCACTTGGATCAACAACCAAGAATGGACACGGGATATTCCCGTTGTTTCCAGTGATCGTTTCATTGATGACTATGCACAAAAGCAAGGCAAAACTTATAATGAAGTGTTTGATGAATACATCAAGATTGCAACAAAGTTGATGGAAAACCAAGTGTTGGTCTGTCAAGCAAATAACAAGGATGTAATCTGGGATCAGACCAACCTGACAGCAAAAAGTCGTGCAGTCAAGTTGAATATGTTGCCCGACTACTACAAGATTGCAGTGGTGTTTCTAACACCGGCAACAGAAGAACACGCTCGTAGATTAGCAGGCCGCCCAGGCAAAGCTATCCCAGAAGGGGTATTGCGTTCCATGGCTGCTAACTTAGAGTTACCAATAGAAGCAGAAGGATTCCAAGAAATCTGGTACGCATAAGGATATAATTATGACAAAATGGATTACAAGTGACTTGCATTTCGGACACGCAAACATCATGAATTTTTGTCCCGTAACACGGGCCGGCTTCACAGATGTGGATGACATGCGAGAAAAAATGATTGCAGAATGGAACGCAAATGTGCAACCAGATGATGAAACATTTATCTTGGGTGACTTTGCTTTCTTGCCAGCAAAAGACGCAGTACAAATCTTGCGCCGTTTGAACGGTACCAAGATTTTGATTGAAGGCAATCACGACCGCAAGTTGTTGAACGACCCCGCATTCCGTGCAGAGTTCAAGGAGGTACATCAGTACTTGCGCTACAACCATGAAGGACAGATTGTGATTATGTTACACTATCCTATTCACGAATGGGACCAAATGCACCGTGGTGCGGTTCACTTCTATGGTCATGTGCATGGCAAAGAAACTGGCTTGGAAAAGTATCGTGCTCGTGATGTGGCGTTTGACGCAACAGGTCGTGTGGTCAGCCGCTTGGATGAAATGATTCGTGATGCGTTAAAGGGTGAAATCCGCGCTCATCACTAAAGTAGTACTCGAGTACTACTTTTGACTCAAAATGGTTTTGGTTGTATAATATACACATACAGACAGCAAAACAGGAGAACAATATGAGCAACGGCGCCAAATTCTATGCTATTCGAATCAAGGGTACCGACTTTTTTAAGTGTAGTGGTAAAAACTTATATTTTGCTACTTTTGAAGATGCCATGACCAAAGGCGTATACTTCAATCAGCGAAAAACTGCTGAAAAGGTACTGAAGGCCAACACAAAACAATTGGCCGCAGATGGTTGGCCTATTAATTACAGCCAATTCGTCATTATTAATGAAAATGAAGACAAGTACTACTCTGGTATACAACAATTTGTAGACAGCCAATCAGAATTGTATGAGATTGAGCATTGGAATATTGAGTTGGAAATTGTCGAACTGGCCATGGCCATCATAGAATGAACATTTCGGAGTTGAACTATGACACGAGAACAAATGATGGCGTTGTTTGAAAAGTCCTGTGCTAACTGGGGATTTGATTTCACCAAAGATGACAAGAGCCCCAATGGAGTAATCTATGCTTCATACGAGACTGGTGTGATGTTTGGTATATTTGACGCAGGCTTTGATACAGCAAAAGAACATTTCGGAGTTGAACTATGAAAGTCAAAGATTTATTGAAACTGTTAGAGGGTGTAGACCCCGAATCCACTGTACTGGTTCGTGATAATGGAAGTATTTCTCCTACTGACAATTTTGACGAACACAATGACTATAATTGTGACCGGGATGACGAATATGAATTCTTTATTCTTGTTGCCGAGGAGTGGGATGAATGAACAAAGAAGAATTACGAAAGTTCGTACTAGACAATCCCAAGTTGGTCACAATGCGGCCAGCTGGCGATGGCATCTATGTGCTAAAGTACAAGCGTACTGTGTTCTACGATAACTTGTGGAATGACTACTTAGAAGAATGCCGTGGCACAATCGTTGATGCAGACTTTAACATTGTGACTTATCCATTCACCAAAATCTATAACTATGGTGTTGAAAAGAACGCACCTGTGTTTGCCGATACTGATTTGGTAACTGCATATCGTAAAGTCAATGGATTCATGGTTGCTCTGACTTGGTACAACAACGATGTGTTGGTGTCTACTACTGGTAGCACTGATAGTGATTTTGTTGGTTATGCACGGGAAATGATGTTGAAGCACATGCCTTGGGCTGACTGGCAAATGGCATTCGCCAATGACGATATGCAGGGTATGACTTTTATGTTTGAATGTGTGCATCCTTCAGATCCACACATCATTCCAGAAGAAATGGGCATGTACATCTTGGGCTATCGTGAAAACGAATTTGGCTCTAAGATTGGACACGATGCTTGCGTATTGCAAGACTTGTCTATCATGTTCAAGTGCCACAAGCCAATTGGGCTTACAGCTTATATGTCAGAAGTAAAGACTCTGGCTAAAGAATGTAAGCACGAAGGTTTTGTATTCTATCACACAGATGGTCGTGCTGCTAAAATCAAGAGTCCATACTACTTGGTGAAGAAGGCATTGGCACGAAAAAAAGATATTATGTCTCTAAACAAGGAATTGGTAGAGGAAGAATATTTTCCATTAGTCGCTCACTTAACAGAAATAAAAGACCAGTTCAACGAAATGGGCGAACAGCCCCGATTGGAATACATTCGGTCATTTCTTAATAAGTGATTTGCAGTTGGTGTCGTGCCAACGAAAGTAGTTTCCACTACTCACCTGTTTACCACAATGTGGGCAGGTGAGTTTTGGTTTGTTCTTCATAATATCAGACTGTTTCTTCTTATGATCTTCGGACTTGGGTCTCTGCATCTTCGCACGAATCTCGTTAGCCTGGTCATTACCATGCAAGTCTTCGAGACTGCGTCCTATTAGTGAGTTGCGTATAGCATCTTTGTGTGCTTGTGACTTCGGCCCATCATGTTTGCCTTGACCACTGGCTCGCATTTTTTGTCGTGTAAGCTCGGAGTGAGTTTTTCCAAACATTGGATTTAACTCACCTGAACGAGACTTCCCAAACCAAGGGTTTTTATTTCCCTTTATGTCTGTGTGAAATGTGCCGTATCCCGTTGCTTGATTGATATATAATGGATTTTTATGAACTTGCAGTTTCTTGTGAAAGTATTCCTCTTTCTCTGCGGATTCCTTTTTAGTGGAGTGTAGTGTCAATATACGAGTTTCAAACAAGTGTGGGTTACGATAAAGTTCTTCCAACCAAATCTGCTTGTATAGTTTGCTTGTGACAGACCCGCGATACCCTGTTTGGATCCTTTTTACCGAAGTCCGTCCAATATAGAACGGTGGCATTTTGTCACCCTTGTAAGTCGTGAGATAAGTGCAGTAATCCATTTGACATTTAATCCTGATTGTGATATACTTATTTATATGAATATTACCCTTTCATTGATTTTAGGAGAAACTATGGCATCGAAGACAGCATGGGTTCGTGACTTCTTGGAGGTTGCCTAAGGAAATGCTTGATCCTGGATACCGTACGGTACCGAGAAAGCAAATCGTTCATGCTTGGCGACCCTGGTTCGCTTGGCGTCCAGTCCAGATACACGGCCGGCGTGTTTGGCTAAAAACCATATACCGCCGTTGTATCAATACCTACGTTGACATGGACGATTGGGAAAGATGGGAATACGGCGATATATTTGATGTATTGAAAGAATAACATGCAAGATGAAAGTCATTTACCAGTCAGTGAACAAAGTCTAGTCTACCGCTTGCGTAAACGGGCAGAGATTAGACGCAACATTCAAGACAGAAAAAGTGTGCAAGAGGGCAAGCCTGACCGTATTGCCGACCTGCTGGAAGAAGCCGCAGACGAGATTGAACTCTTGACTACTAAGCCCGTAGAACGGAAGTGTTGCGTATGTGGCACTACTGAAAATCTACACAAAGATGGGTGGTATGGATATCGTTGCAACAGTGACGATTGTGTGCCGTTTTAAAACATGTTTAACCAAACTGTTAGACAATCAATGATAAGTACAGTATAATAACACATTAAACAATGCGTAAGTGGTGGAATGGTATACACTCTGGTCTTAGAAGCCAGCGCCGCGAGGATTGAGAGTTCGAGTCTCTCCTTACGCACCAACAATTCAATGAAAGTAAAAAATGTCACTTGCAACATATAGTCGTGGTCCAAGTCTTGATCTTGAAAAATGCGTAGAAAACATGGCAGACAATCGTTACATGTTGGTTGTTGTAGCAAGTGCCAGGGCACGAGAAATCGCAGCCAAGAATAGACACAGTACTAGATTTGAACATCTTCATCCAGTTATCACTTCATTGAAAGAAGTCGAAGATGGTATCCTTGATATCACTGGTATCAAGAACATTTAAGAATATGCGGGATTGGCATATTGGTTGTGTCCCAGCCTTCCAAGCTGGTTAAAGGAGTTCGATTCTCCTATCCCGCTCCAAGTTATGACAGAAGAAAAGAAATCAAAAAACCCATTTATTAATGCGGCAAATGCTGCCAAAGCAGCAGCAAACAACCCTCGTGTACCTGGATCAACATCATCAAAGGTACAGCAAGCCAAATTCAAAAATCAAGTCAGCATGAATAGGCCGACTAGTAGAAAAACTGGCCGAGGTGGATAATGAAACCCAAATTTCAAAAACTTTATATGGACTGGGCACTGCGTGCCGCAGATTTAAGTTATGCACGAAGACTCAAAGTTGGAGCTGTGGTTGTCAAAGACGATACAGTTATTAGTTACGGTTACAACGGTATGCCTGCAGGGTGGGACAACAACTGCGAATACTGGCACGAAGATGGTGACCAAGGGTCGGAATGGCGAACTCGACCAGAAGTGCTCCACGCTGAGTCAAATGCTATTGCAAAATTGGCGAAGTCTAGCAACAGTGGTCTTGGTGCTGAGTTATTTGTTACTCACAGTCCCTGCATCCAATGCGCAAAACTTATCTATCAGTCAGGTATTGCTCGTGTATATTATGGTGCAAACTATCGTGATGATGCTGGCGTTCAATTCTTAAAAAATTCTGGTGTTGAAGTTTCTCACTTTGATGCTGATATTAGTATAAATACTAATCTAACCAAACAATCTTGACTTTTGATTGTATATCATTCACAATGATATTTTTCAACAACTTATATAAGGAAATTAAATGAAGAAATTCGCTCTTTTGGTCGCTCTGCTTGCTAGTTTTAGCGTAGCACATGCTGACATTAATCTAGTAGGCACTATGGATGCTGGATATTCCGGTGTTAAAGCCCCTGGCTCAACCACATCAACTACTAGTTTTTCTAGTGGCGGTATGACAACAAGCTATGTTGGTCTTACTGGTAAAGAAGATTTGGGCAATGGTGCAAAGGCAATCTATGAATTGACCAGCTTCTTGAACGACGGCAATGGTGCCGTTCAAGGTGGAACAACTGTCAACACATTTGCTCGTAGCGCTTTTGTTGGTCTAAGCACAGAATTGGGCACAGTTACAATGGGTCGCCAAAGCAACCCAAGTTTCTTGCCAGTTGTCTTGTTCAACGCTTATGGTGACTCAGGTGCTTATGGTCCTCTATGGCATGCTACTTATTTTGGTAACACTGGCAATGCACAAACTCAGTTGTACAACGATACAGCATGGGATAACAGTATCAACTATAGCTCGCCAAATATTCTTGGTGCAACAGTTAATGTTCAAAGTGCTAAAGGTTCTACTGGTGGTACTAACGGTGGTGCTAATGTCTTGTTCTTCAAGGGTGATCTTGGCTTGACAGCATTCTATCAATCAACTGGTTTTAACAGTTCTGGTAGTTTCCAAACCAATGTGTTTACAGCATATCAACCTGCTGTAGCAAAAGGTGTTGGCGCAAGCTATGACTTGCATGTTGCTAAATTGTTTGCAACATACACAGATGCCAAAGACGATAGTTTGAATGTAAATGGCAAAACTTCACAAGTTAGTGCTCTTGTGCCATTTGGCAAAGGTAACATCATGGCAGAATTTGCTGATACTCGTTATACTAGCACTAGTGTCACTCACTATAAAGAGTATGCAGTTGGCTATGACTACAACTTGAGCAAGAAAACCGATGTATACGCAACATTTGGTCGTACCGATGTGACAGCACAAACTGCTGGTCAAACTGTTGGTGCAGGACTTCGTGTTCGCTTCTAATCAGTAAATGAATATATTAGAAATTACTTGAGCATGAAACAAGGCTCAAGACGAAACAATATAGAATGGTAAAATAAAAACCCGCTTCGGCGGGTTTTTTATTGGCTTTTTATTCTGCATGTGTTATAATAACAGTATCAACTAACTCAAGGAACCCTTATGTTTGAAAGTATCGAAATCCGCAAAGCCGCAAATGGCTTCATTCTTGTCATTAATACAGAAGATGACACAAAAGAATTTGTCTATGACACAGAACGAAAGTTAATGAGGGCATTAAAAATGCAACTAGGTGAGAAGATCACTGATTCTGAATAACAAAAAGCCCCTTTCGGGGCTTTTTTATCGTTCAAACAATTTCTTTTGAAAATCTTGCTGTAGTTCCTCAGCATTCCTATTTGCTTGATACCACTCAATGGTCTTGGTAATGCCTTCTCTAAAGCTGACCTTGGGTTGCCACCCTAACCATAGTTCTTGATTTGCTGTGGCTGCGGCACGAGCATGTACCCCTTCTGGCTTAGTTGTATCAAAGAAGAATCCTTCTGATGGTGTAAAATTCATAATCTCGCAAACAGTTTTCACAGCATCTGCGATTTTAGTAATTTCACTTGTACCAATATTGATACTGCGACAGTCTGTGATTTTTTCTGCTGCCAATTTTAATCCTTCTACAATGTCGCTAACGTAGGTAAAGTTGCGATCTTGTTGTCCAGTGCCCCAGACTTCATATGGATTTTGTTGAATCATGGCTTTGGCAATGAAAGCAATAATAGCATGGCTTTCATTTTCTCTGGGACCATATACAGTGAATAAGCGGCAACTTACGCCCTTAGTACCAAACTGTTTATTATAACCTTTCAGAGCCATTTCGCCCATGAACTTGGCCCAACCATATTCGCCATCTGCCAACGCACATCCTTCTTTGAAAGGATCTGCCATTTCTTCGCTTAGATAGCGTTGTTGCTGTGGCCCTTCTGCTTGTAGATTTGTTGGATACGCACATGCGCTGGATGTATAAACGATTCGATCAACATTATTCAAGTGACTGTAATAAAATACATTACCATCAATCAAAAAGTTCTGGCTGATTTCGCCTGGATGAGTTTCAATGAATCCGCGTCCACCGTGAATGTTTGCCAAATGAAATACAATATCTTTATCTTTGGTAACTCTTTGAGCGACTTGTGCATCCCGCAAATCACCCAATACAAATTCTACTTTATCACGAACTTGTTCCAAATTTTCTAGCTTGCCACTGCTTAGATCATCTACCACTGTGACTATTGCACCATCTGCCAATAAACTTTCTACCAAGAAACTACCGATAAAGCAGCAGCCTCCCGTAACTAACACTCGTTTATCTTTATAAAACATATTATTCCTTTAAAATTTAACTTCGTACAGACATTGTTGACCATGTTGGTCATCGAATCCCCATACTTTATTTGTTTCGCATGTCATTAGGTAATATTTACCATCTTTAATAATGAATGCTGCGGGATCAATGATATTATAGCTATTATCCCATTGATAATCAATATCTTGTATCTCTGCTTTCTGATTTAACATATCCAAACGCCACACATACGGGCGATGTACGATTGTTTTAATATCTGTGTTACTTGTGCTTTTTGTTGTATGTCCAAATCCCAACACAGTATTCTCATCCACTTGTAGTGCATTACAGCCTCCGCGCAGTGTCGGGTACGAATCAAACGCCAAACGATCGGACTCTACGCTCTGTTCAAATACTGTAGAAACTGTATCTCCATTCATCTTCAAAAGTCTAAATGGACTCACAGAGTGTACGAAATAAACTTCTTCGTTGTAGACAAATGGCATCCAATTCTTGCCACAGATGAGGTTGTCGGTGATAGACAAAGCGATGGTATTCCAACCATCGTTGTTGAAAAACACCTGCGGAATAAACTGTCCGGTCATTCCGTTGAAACGTATGGCAAAACATGCTGGCATACCTAATAAATTAAAAGCTCTTGGATCTTCGCCATAACCAATTTGGTTGCCATTGGCTTGGATAGTGGTCGTTTCCCATTGCAAGTTTTCCACATGACGAGTGAACACTGTAGAGTTATTGTCAACAATACATTCACTGTGGAAGATATCAAAAGAAGTTTTATTAAATGGGTATGTGGATAAGATTTGTTTGTTAGAAAGGTTCATAAAAACTTGATTGTTTGAAATATTTATAGTAGAATATTTACATAGCGAAAAATATGAGAACAAGCAATCGCTACACTTAAATACACTATGAAAATTTACGACTGTTTTACATTTTACAATGAATTCGACTTATTAGAAATACGTTTACAAGAACTATATGACCATGTCGATCACTTTGTATTAGTTGAGGCTAATACTACTTTTACAAGCATACCAAAATCATTTTTATTTGAAGAAAATAAATCTCGTTATGACAAATGGCTAGACAAGATCATTCATATAAAAGTTGAAGATATGCCAAATAGCCCAGATGCTTGGGTCAATGATAGATTTCAGCGTGATCAAATCTACAGAGGCATAGTTGACGCAGACCCAGATGATTTAATTATGATAAGTGACTTGGATGAAATTATTCGTCCAGAGGCAGTTGAATATATGCTCAATAGCGATCAAACTCTGTTTGCACTTCGCATGCCATTGTTCAATTTCAAATTCAACTACATGCGTACACGCCCCGGTATATATGATATTTGGGGAATGGCTGGCCGCCGCAGCTTTTTTGAACAAATCAAGCCAGACGGATTCAGATTCCTGCGTTTTCAATTTATGGAAGCATCATATCAATATAAAAATAATGGCTGCGAGGTCATTGAGCATGGCGGCTGGCAGTTTAGCAATCTAGGTGACAATGAGTTTATGTTAAACAAGTTGCGCAGTTTTGCACACCAAGAAGTAAACTATCCTGAATACATGGCTCAAGTAGATATAAATGCAAGCATTCAAGAAGGCCGTGGTGTTGGCAGACAATACGAAGATCAAGAATATAAAGTGGTCGAGATTAATGACTACTTCCCCAAAACACTAGTAAACAACTTGGGCAAGTACCAGCAATATATACTTGAAAATCCAACTGTAGATGCAAAAACAATGCTTCCAGAATATCCCTATTAATATGACCAATCACGCATTTTTAATCACTAGCGCCATCAACACTAAGTTTGGCGTATTCACAGCAGAACAACGATTACAACAGACCATTGATACAATCAATAGTATTGTTGGTCGTGTACCCAATGCAAAAATTCATTTGCTTGAAATGGCCGCTATCCCATTAACTGATGAGCAACGCAATCAATTGAATCCACTTGTAAATAGCATTATTAACTTTGATGAAGACCCAGATGTTAAAGACATTTTCAACTGTAGTGATAGTTGGGATTGGGTAAAGAACGCAACAGAAGTCATGTGCTTTAGTCAAGCGATTGAGGGTCTTATCAAAATGGGCACATTGGGTGATACTGACCGTATTCACAAAATAAGCGGTCGTTATACACTGAATGATGATTTTGATTTGGATGTGTATGAAAAACATCCTGATAAAATTATTATCAAACATGCAATGAACAGTCAATTCCCTTATCAAGCAACTTTAGTAGAAAAACAATACATGAGTCGTCTTTGGAGTTGGCCTGTTGGGTTAACCAGTGAAGTCATCAAAGCATACGAAGATGGATTTACGTATATTGCTTGGCGCATTTCAGAAGGTGGATACTGCGATATCGAGCACATGCTCTATAAGTTCCTACCACGAGATTGTGTACATGAAGTTGCTAAAACTGGCCTCAGCGGCAATCTTGGACCAAACGGCGCAAGGGTGGATGACTAATGAAACTTGCTAAAAAAGTAACTTTTTTGATGAAGCGCAGAGGTGCCATCGGTGATGTTATCATGACAACCGGTGTTGTGCGACAAATGAAGGAACTCTACGGAGATAATATCCAAATTGTTGTTGCTACTGATTGTTTTGCAGTCTATAAAAATAATCCATATGTTGACGCTGTTATTCCATGGGAAGCAGCAGATGCAAATAAGTTTACACTATTCATGGATTTGGATGATGCATACGAGTTTGAAACAAATGTTAATTATCTAGATGCATATTTTATGGTTGGGTTTAACAGCACACAAACTCAAAAGCATGTTGAATTATTTCCCGATGAATTAGATCAAAAAACAATCAAAGATATTCAGAAAGAACACGAACTTGACAAGCACAAGTACATTGTTGTTCATATGCGCAATTGGCATTGGCAAGCAAAAAATATTTCCATGACAGTTTGGTTCGATATATTTACCAAACTGTTTGAGAAAAATGATAATTTTAAAATTGTCACAGTGGGTGGGGCAACAGATCATACTGTAGAGCATCCAAATTTTATTGACCTCCGTGACAAACTTAATGCACAGCAAACAAAATTGCTGTGTGATGATGCAAAATGTTTTGTTGGTATCGATAGTGCTCCTTATTGGTGCGCTGCGGCAAGTTCGACAACACTTATTCCCTTGCTAACGCATCTTTTACCGGAAAGAATTTATCCATATAGGAATTGTGATGAAACATACAATATGGTTGATTATAAATTTATTCCTATCACTACATTAGAAGACTGTAAAGGATGCAATGATAGACAACAACGTCCTGTCAGACAAATTGTATGTGAAAAAGGCAATTACCCCTGTACAAGTAACTTTGATACCAACAATATAGCAGAAGAAATTTTAAAGGTACTAGAATAATGGAACATTTTTATCAACAGATACAGGGTTGGTTTAACTACGAATCTATATACGACAGAGCCGTAAGAGTGGCACCAGAACCCGCTCACTTTGTAGAAATTGGGTCTTGGCGTGGTAAAAGTAGCTGTTACTTGGGTGTGGTAATTGCCAATAGTGGTAAAAACATTAAAGTGGACTGCGTTGATACATGGCGCGGAAGCCTAACAGAAGAAGTGCATCAAACCGATCCTGCTGTGTTAAATGACACGTTATACGATGAATTTTTAAATAATACCGAATCGTTGCGACATATTCTTAATCCAGTTAGGATGAGTAGTATGGAGGCAGTGAAGCAATATACCGACAATAGTTTGGATTTTGTTCTTATTGATGGCAGTCATGAATATCGAGATGTTGTAAATGATATCACTGAATGGCTGAAAAAAGTAAAACCAGGTTCTATACTAGCAGGTGATGACTATGCGTGGGAAGGGGTCAACAGAGCAGTCAATGAATTATTGCCTACAGCAGAAATCATCCACGGCCCCGGTCTTTGGGTATATGTAAAGCCGTAATACGAATTAAGGAATAATAATGGAAACTATTTTTGAAGTACCGAAAGTACGAAAAGGGCATAGAGTAGATATAGCAGACACATCTTGCTATTGGTTTGAAATGGATCATCCAGGAGAAACTTCTAGACCACTACTTGAAATTTTTGATCTTTATCTAAACAAATATCAATGGGACAAATTTATCAAGCCAGGTGCAACAGTAATTGATGTTGGCGCACACAGCGGTGATACAGCAGTGCCAATGCAGTTTCTTGCAAGAGGTACAGTTTTATGTGTGGAACCAAATCCTTTAACTCGCCCATATCTAGAGTTAACCTGCAATATGAACACGCCGTTGGGCAAATTTGTGGTTGCAGAAGAAGCAGTCACTACAGAAGATATCGAAGAATTGGAAATTCTAGATCACAACAACGCTTTGTGTAATGGTGGATTGATTGATCCAAGTTGGTCTAACAATTTAAAACAAACAATGGTTCAAATGGCAAGTGACAAGATCACTGTCAAGGGTATGACTTTGCAACATCTTTGCGAAAAATATCTTACACAGGAAGAAATAGAAAACATCACTTTTATTAAAACTGATACTGAAGGTCATGATGTGAGTATCATTGAATCAAGTAAAAATTTTATTGAAAAAATTAAACCAGTTTTATTCATTGAGTGGTTCTATCATTACACAGAAGTCGAAAACGAACACATGTTTAGTGTAATCGAAGATTTGAACTATCAAGCATTCGATCCAGAAACTCTTGAGCCAGCAGACATTTTGAAACCAATTCATGATCTAGTATTAATACATAAATCAAAGATCCAAGACTATCTATGAAAATTTACAGACATTCAGGCACACTCGGTGACTTGATCTACTCATTAAGTATCGTTAAGAAAATGGCACAAAACGATGTGCTGTTTAAGATAGCAATCAACAACATTGAAAACTGTGTTGCACAATACGGATACAGACCCGATGAGGTTGCACCAGAACATCGTGGCAGATTCACAGAAAAAGACTTTGAGTGGCTGTTGCCCCTGTTGCGTAGACAACCATACATTGAATCTGTGGGTCGTTGGTATCAGGGTGATGATGCACCCGATGTTGATCTAGACCGGTTTCGTGGTACACTATTCCGTGGATTTGAAGGCAACTATGTGCAGGCCTATCACTTGGCATTTGATCTGCCATTTGCCATGCAGGACTATGACACCCCTTGGCTAGAAGCAGATCCAATCGAGACCAAGCCTATCGTAGTTAGTCGAACTAGTAGATATCTTGATCCTGCTGGTGATGCAAAATGGCGTGAGATTGTTGCGCCAACTGCGGAAATGGCAGTGTTTGTTGGCACAGAAAAAGAACATAGTGACTTTGAACGAGTCATTGGCACCAAAATTGACTACAGACCGGTTGCAGACTTTTTAGAGTTAGCTGGCATAGTTGCTGGTGCTGAACTTGTTTGTGCAAATCAAAACTTTGTATATAGTCTAGCAATGGGCTTGGGCAAGTCTTCTATCCTTGAAACAATCAAAATCAAACCATTACAACAGAATGAGTGCTTTTTCCCAAGAACTAACTGTCAGTATTTTTAAGTAGTACTCTAGTACTACTTTTGGGGGCGTTGTATTTGTGCAACAGCCCCCATTTTTATTTGCCCAAAAATAGAAAATGGTTGTATAATAGAGGCTTAGTAAGACAAACAGGGGTTTAGAATGTCGTTTGAAAAAGAAGTTCTCGCAAAAGTTGCCACAGTTCTCAAAGACGAAAGCGCCGCTAGTTTCTTTTGTGGATCATTAAGCGTGATTTGTGACGAAAATCAAGCCCGCAAAATCTTTCACAAACTTGCAAAAGACTATAAGAACAAAGTTCAAATTTCAAAAGATGGTTCTTACGGCTACATTTACGATTTTGTTGCTTGACGATAAAAGATTTTGGTTGTATAATAACTGTATTGAAACGAAAAAGGAGTTGGTATGTCAAAAAGTTTTGTTCGCATCGTTAACGGTACTTATCGTAAAACTGATGTTAGCGGTCAAGTGTTTGAGCTAGTCGAACAATTTAAAATCGGAGCCAAAGGTAGTTTCGTGACAGTTGCCAACTCTGGTCAGTTCCCTGGCTTCCCAGACAAAATTCGTGTCACTGTTACGGGCCCTATGGACTATCAGTTTGTTACCGACGCTGAAAGTGTTGCTCCTGTTGTTGAAGCCGCTCAAGTCGAAGAAACCGACGAGCAGGTCATGGAGCGTATTCGTGAGCGTTTTGATATTCTTACTGAAATGACAAAGGCTGCTACAAACGGCGACATTCGTGCTATGATTGTGAGTGGCCCTCCTGGTGTAGGTAAGTCATTCGGTGTTGAGCTTGAGATTGAAAAAGCCACTCTGTTTGATCAGATTGCAGGCAAACGTCTTCGTGCAGAAGTTGTCAAAGGTGCGGCAACTCCCATCGGTCTGTATCAAACCTTGTACAAGTATTCGGATCCAAACTGTGTGGTTGTGTTTGATGACTGTGACAGTATTTTGCTTGATGATGTTAGCTTGAACCTTTTGAAAGGTGCACTTGATTCTGGCAAAAAGCGCAAGATCAGCTGGTTGTCAGAGTCTAGCACACTGCGCCGCGAAGGTATCCCAGACAGTTTCGAATTCAAAGGTTCAGTTATTTTTATTACTAACTTGAAGTTTGATCAAATGAAATCGCAAAAGTTGCGTGATCACTTGGACGCATTGCAAAGTCGTTGTCACTATCTTGACTTGACTTTGGATACAATGCGTGACAAGTTGTTGCGTATCAAGCAAATTGCCGCAGATGGTGAGTTGTTTGCCGACATGGATTTGGATCAAACTGCTCAAGAAGAAATTTTGGCATTCATGGACATTAACAAAAACAAATTGCGTGAAGTGAGTTTGCGTATGGCAATTAAAGTTGCTCAGTTGCGTAAATCATTTCCAGAGCGTTGGATCATGATGGCTAAAACAACCTGTATGAAGGCCTAACATGAGAACAGTAGTCTACATCACAAGTGCCATCTCAAGTGTGGTGTTTGCTTGGGGTGTGACACTGGCAGTGGATCATTATCAACACCTAGGAGAAAAACATGGATCTCAAAGCAATGGAACTAGCAGCACAACAGCGTCTTCAACAGTTCATTGATCGGGCGTTTGCAGAACTCAAACAGCAGGTAAATGCAAACTTTGCACAAGCAAGGGTTAAAAAATGAGCAGTGATACAGCATTTTTTGGTACCCTACTGGCCATGTTTGCACTCATGTGCGGACATCCTCTTGTGGCGTTCGCTATCTTTTTGGTGGCTGTATGTTAATAAAAATTCGTTTGATTGGCCGGTTTGTCTTGTGGTGCCTGTCAGGCCTGTTTAGCCGCGCAGTTGGGTCTAAAAGTTTCCTTGGCGGCTACTGGCGGTTTACCAAAACTGCCTTTGAAGAAGCGGAAGTGGCTTTGTTGATTCCTATATTGGTTCTTGGCCCATTGGCAAGTATGATAGTTACTGCGGGGCTGATGTTGGCGTTTGACTACACTCATGATCAAGTTGATCGAGGTGCATTGGTTGCTTTTTGTAGTAACATGCTGTGGGCAGTGGCGGCAGGCACAAGTGTGCTGTGGGACCGTTTTATCTATGAATACGAGGAATCGTTTAGAATCTTGAAGGAGAAACATGATGTTTGAAGTTTGGGAAGGTGACCTGTTGTTGTATACTGTGGACACAGAATATGAGGCCGACGAAGCATATGAAGCTGGCTTTACTGTGGTGAGGTTTGATCAATAATGAAACGGCACAACTGGGAATACGATGATGTTGTGACAGTGATCAAAGCTATTCGTGTAGGCAAGGGTACAGACTCCAAGGTCTATACCACTGCAAAGGCTGCGGCTGAGCGTGCTAGTTACCTTCGCAACGAAAATCACTTTATGCGCCTACGGCGACGGGGCGGTAAAAATGTTCCCAATAATGACGCTGAATTTTGGGCACGGAATGAAAGATTGTACTCCAAACTGTTGCGACTATTTGAAAGGTATTTGAAATGAACGACCGAATTCGAGAACTCTTTAAAAGAGCAGGTGGTAAAACATCTATTCATAACCTAATGAGTAATCCAGTGCAACAACGAGAATACAATGAACTATGGGATGACAATATTACAAAGTTCGCCGAGTTGATTGTCAAGGAATGTGTAATGCTGTGCGATAAAGTATATGAACAGAATGATAATGTAAAGATCCAAGCAGGTGCTACATTTTGCCGTGAAGATATTAAGAAACATTTCGGAGTTGAACTATGACACCAGAACAAGCATATGAACGGTTGGACCGAGAACACCTTGACGCAGTAGATGCGGCTGTGTTTACAGGAGATGTTTTCCATGACGAAGACAATCGCCGAAAGTTTCGCAGATTGTTACAGCGTTGGACACTTGAGCTGGACGCATTGGACACATCGGGATTTGGATTAAACCCTTAAGGAGATGTGATGCGCGGAGCACAGTCACGCTATCATTGCAAGTCCTGTAACACACCGTTCCTGGCCAGAGTTGCAGATAGAGAGCGCGGTTGGGCACAGTTTTGCAACAAGAGTTGTAAACAGGTCTGGCAAGAACAAGCAAAGAAAATTTGGACTGCATTAAGTAGTACTTGAGTACTACTCTTGTGATTTGCTCAGAAATGGCATCCGTGCTATAATATAGACATAGCAAAGCAAAACAAGGTGGCAAAATGAAAACAGTAACCATCACATATTTTGGCAAAGAGTACGAATACCCTTTGCTCACTGTTGAGGACATTGGAACGGATAGAATTGTTCGTTTGTGGAAATATGAAATCAGTGTGCAAGGCTATGAACAATGTTACAATAACACCCAGCGTTTTCATTTCTTGTCCACCAAAGAAGAACTGGCAAAACTGGAACAACTGAGGAAAGCCAATACCGATGCTTGAAATCTTACTTGTGGCCGCCATGACCCTGCCCAATACCGCGCATGTTGTGTACGAAGTAGATGGCACCTATGCCAACTTGGCAGCATGTGATCGGGCCAAACGGCAAGCCGAACAACTGCCCCAATCAGTCAAGATAACCTACGCTTGTCTCAAATCCAGTAAGGACTGACATGGCAGCAGTTATTATCATTATTTCAGAAATCATTAGAGGTGCATGATGGCAGGTTTTGCAATGGTTCAACGAGTGCATAGACTGGAAAAGCAGTTGGCTGATTTGGGTATGCAGTGGGGCAATGACCGGCACGGCAGCTATGGTGGTATGGAACACGGTGAGCGTGTTGCAGTATTTCCAGACAACAACGATGGATTGCCAATCTACAATCGTGATGCTCAGTTGTTTACTGGCACCATCGAACAGGTGGAAGTGTGGTTGGCTGGCATTGAATGGAGTCGTGCTTATGACCGTATGTTGGGACTTGGTGTACACAAACGGCGTGAACGCAAAGAGCAAGACTACCGCAATCAGCGTCTAGTGGGCATACTCAAAGATCAACAGCCTGAAGTGCAGGTGAAATAACATGATCAAATTTTGGCGACCTAGTGGCGGATACTACATGCTGTGGACTGGTATTGTCTACACCATAGTAGGTGCAGCTGATGTATTTTGGCTGCATTTTTGCCCTGTTGAATATCTCAGTATGGTCTGGTCAATAATCTTGAGTTTACCACTTGTGATCCCACCCCTGGGACGCTACTTGAACATGACGCCACTTTGGACTAGAAAGGAACCAGTAATGAGTGATAATGTATTCAGCTTACCTGATGTGAGCCTGCCCGCGAGACCTGCCCCACCTCCCATGCCGCCAGCCAAACAAGAAGAACACTACCGTGTGGGCGTTACCAGCGATGGCAGAACCACCCTGACCTTCTTGGGTTCAAGCGGCGCAACAATGACCTTGACCATGGGCCGTGATGCGTGTGAGCAGTTGATCCGGTTGCTAGAAGCAACATTTGACGACGAGGAATGATATGACCAACTACGCAGAATACTTTGAACGCAGAGCGGCAGAGCTGCCCAGACCCAAGTTCAACTCTGGTGACAGAGTATTTGGGCGTTGGAATAAGATTCCCTTTATTGGCAGTGTTGTTAGAAATCAAGGCAAGTTGGTGCTGGTGCATTTAGACTTGCCAATAAAACACAACGATGTTATCCATAATGTCTTGCATCTAGCACAAATGGATGTTAAACTATTGACAGTATTTTGAAGTTCAAACGCAAACAGTTGGAGGATAAAATGGGATTAGATATGTACGCTTATGTTGGTCGTCCAGGTCAACGCAATGAGTTTTACGAACAGGACGAACTAGAGTTCAATAGTAAAACTGGTGATTGGGAAGTTCCAGAAGGTGGTATTGAAAAGCCTCGTGAAATTGCCTATTGGCGCAAACATCCTAACCTACACGGATGGATGGAAGCACTTTGGATAAGCAAAGGCAAACCTGGAGTAGATCCAGCAGACGGTGATCGAGATTTTGACTTTAACGGCATTGAGCTAGAACTAACCTGGGCAGACATCGAACTGTTGGAACAAGATATCAAAAACAAGCAGCTTCCCCTGACTGGTGGATTCTTCTTTGGTGATCCAGCAGACGACTACTACCGTGAACAGGACTTGGCATTTATTAGAAACGCCAAGGCAGAGTTGTTCTTGGGACTACAAGTATTTTATAACAGCAGTTGGTAATGATAAGAGAGATTTGTATAATTGGATCCGCTAACAATAAGGTATTACAAGAATATCTTGATTTTAATCGCATAGATTATTCTACAAGAAATTTTTGGAATACTGATATAGACAAGGCTGGGGTTCTTTATATTCCAGACGAGCTATACCATCAGGAAAATTGTTTGTTAGTGATGGACATGGCATCATTCACAATAATGTGTGAATTAGAAATTTCAAGGACTCGTTTAATTGATTTTTCTAAGAAAAATTATGTGTGGGTTTGGAGTGATATAGATGGACTTTTGACCTTGTTGGTAATCAATCCCGAATTAATGAATCATGTAGATAAGATTGATAATATCAAATGGTTCATAGATGGTAGTTCGGCAGAATTGGAACTTAACAATAATATCGTAAAGTTCCCTACCAATTGGTTTATGAAAATGCCTAGGATACGACTCGGGGTGAGCAAAAAGTTAAATTGTCAGTATGATTACCTACTGACAACTATCACTAAAAGCGGTAGAGAGCATAGAAGTGTCTTGTTAAACGATCTCTACAGCAGGCAAATTAAAAAACATGGATTGATTTCAGTGCATAACGATACTCAAAATACTAATGAATGGGTGGGAGAAACTCCCATTTATAATGATTGGTATGGTGGTTATCCTTCTATGGACTTGTATAGAAATTGCTGGTTCGAAATTGTTCCAGAAACACTATATAAAAACGGTCACTATTTTACAGAAAAAACAAATAAACCAATTGCAACAAAGACACCGTTTTTAACTGTTTCTTCTCAAGGATATCTAACTTACTTAGAGTCACTTGGGTTTCGAACATTTAAAGATTTGATTGATGAATCATACGATAAGCAAGATCGTATAGAAGACAGAGTAAGTCTTATGCTTGACCAGGCTGAGGATATTATTAAAAACGGGAGTGAATCATTCTACAACGCATCTAAAGAAATTTTAGATCATAACCAATCTAGATTGCAAGAATTATCTGGATCGTTTGAATTGGTGTTTGATTCATTTATTACAGATCAACTAGAGAAAATAGGTAAAATATTATGAAAATTTACATTGACATGGATGATGTAGTGGCTGATTGGATTGGCTTCGCACAAGAATTTTTCAAGAACCCAGATTTGGGCACTCCTGGTACAATCATCCCACAAGATGAATGGGAGAAGTTGCGCACACAGCAACGCATGTATCGTGACCTGAAAGTGCGTGAAGGTGCTAAGAGTTTGATTGCTTGGCTTACATGGTATGCGACAGCGAACCCTGATACAGAGCTTTTCTTTCTCACTGCTATTCCGCACAACAACGACATGCCCTGGGCTGTGCAAGACAAAGTATTTTGGGCACAAAAGCATTTCCCCAATATCCCAGTGTTCATTGGCCCATACAGTCATGAGAAGTACATGCGCTGCACTCCGGGAGATATCTTGATTGACGACCGCACAAGCAATTGTGAAGAATGGCGTCGTGAGGGTGGGCTTGCACATGAGTATCGTGAATGGCCAGAATGCAAAACATGGCTCGAACAAACTCTGAACTACAAACTCTAAGTAAATGCCCCAATTGGGGCGTTTTTTATTGACAATCGATAACATTTTTGTTAAAATATAAACATGAAAACATTTACCTTTGTAGAAGATTATATCGAAGTTATTGCTGGTTACAGAGATATTCAAACTGGTACCAAACTATCTTCATCATTCTGGTCAAGTTTTGAACCAGTCATTAGTCTTGCCCGGTATGATGTTAATGTGCTCGATTCTATGGCAGCGGCTGTGTCGTCTGGCAAAGCATTGACTACACGACAAGCCGAACTTGCCAAAAAAATCATTCTGAAATATCAGCGTCAACTAGCACAAAAAGGTGTTGATGTTAGTCCAGTAAATGAACCACAATGGCGTATGCCACTCCGTGTCATGGATTACAGCAAACTCTTGTACATCAAAGATGACACTATAATGTTAGAGTTTCCATTCAGCAATCAGTTGATTGAAGGTCTTAGAGAATTCCGCAAAGATAGTCAAGGCAAGGCTGAATGGAATAAAGAGCACCGACGTTGGGAGTTTGATTTAACAGAATACAATCTGGTATATCTGCTGACTTGGGCACAAGCCAATGAATTTGAAATTGATAAAGAAGCTCATAAGTTGAATGAACTTATTGCAGAAGTAGAAAAAACACCATACGCCATTGAACTTGATGTTGTCGATGGTATCTTGACTATCAAAAATGCTCCAAACAGCATGATGGAATATATCAATGAACACGGTAAATTATCAATTGATAATCTGGCACAATTGATTGATTTGGCACCAATATTAGGTTACACCATCGGAGAAGATATTCAAGCAGCATGGGCGCAAGAACATGGTAAGATTAATATGTTTCTCAGCGCCAATAGGCAAGTTAGATTTCCCGAAGATCAATACCAAATTATTCAACAAGTATTGGACTATGCTGATAAAGCACAAAAATGGCCAGTGGTTATTTTTGAACCAGATACAAGTAACATGATGATGGGACAAATTTGGCAATATCGTGAACGCAGTTTGTGTCACCTGCATCGTGGCAGAAATATGATTGATATGTCAAGTGTGCCAGAAGGTGTTAAATACATTCATACCACCGTTCCAATCAAGAATCTTGATATCCCTTTGCTAGTCAGCACTGCGGGTATGATGTTTGGTGGAGACAAGAGTTTAATGTTACAACGAGCAGACAAAATCGTATACTTTGCTGCCGATGTTCATACACATAAAAAAGAAAATAAGGTAGCCACTTTTGAAAGCGAAACTAGTAATCAGGGATGAATGTAATGTAAAGATTGAGGGACTTGAACTATCAACTCGCAAAAAGTTGATGGACAGATTTAAGTACGAGATTCCTGGGGCACGATTTACTCCAGCAGTAAAACTGGGCAGATGGGATGGTAAAGTAAGCTATTTCAGTTTAGGTGGTAGTACATTTATTAATCTGCTACCCGATATCATCCCATTTCTTGACAACGAGGGATATGAGATTGATCTAGATGATCATCGTACTTACTCTGTTCCAATCACATTTGATCCAATCAAAGAAGATACTTTTGCGCACAAGTTGTGGCCAAAAGGTCATCCAGCGGAGGGACAACCTGTATTGTTGCGAGACTATCAAGTGCAGATTGTCAATGACTTTCTTGAAAATCCGCAAAGTGTGCAAGAGATTGCAACTGGGGCTGGCAAGACCTTAATGACAGCATCACTTAGCTTGATGGTAGAGAAGTATGGCAGAAGCGTTGTCATCGTTCCAAACAAAGATTTGGTCAAACAAACCGAAGCAGATTACAAGAACTTGGGTCTTGATGTTGGAGTCTACTTTGGTGATAGAAAAGAAGTTGGTAGAACACATACTATCTGCACATGGCAAAGTTTGAATATCTTACTAAAGAACAGTGAAGGCAGAAATTCAGAAGACGAGCCAGCAAGTTTTAGATTGATCAAAGATCCAAAAGATTACATCATTGACGATCTAACTGATGGCGTTGCACTGGTCATGGTCGATGAAGTTCACATGGCCAAAGCAGATGCCTTAAAGACTTTACTCACTGGCCCATTCTCAAGAGTACCAATTCGTTGGGGCTTAACTGGCACAGTACCAAAAGAAGATTATGCCAAGATCAGTATTTTCTGTAGTCTGGGCCCAGTTGTTGGTAAATTGGCAGCAAGCACATTACAGGATGCTGGACATTTGGCACAATGTCATGTCAACATTTTACAAATACAAGATTTCAAAGAATACAAAAACTATCAAGAAGAATTAAAGTATCTTGTGACTAACACAGAGAGATTGGCAAATATAGCAAGAATGATTGACAAGATCAAAGATACTGGCAATACACTTATTTTGGTAGATAGAATTGAAACAGGCAAGTATCTACAAGCAGAACTCAGCAACTTGTTTAGTTTGTTGAGCGACAAACCAGATGTGCCATTTGTCTATGGCAATGTAAAATCAACAGATAGAAAAGAGGAATATGACGATGTTGCGACTGCTACTAACAAGATTATTGTGGCGACTTACGGTGTGGCCGCTGTGGGTATTAATATTCCTCGTATTTTTAATTTGGTTCTTATTGAGCCCGGAAAGAGCTTTGTCCGTGTTATACAAAGCATTGGGCGAGGCATTAGAAAAGCGGCAGACAAAGACCATGTTGAAATCTACGATATCACATCGAACTGCAAGTTTGCGAAAAGACACCTCACTCAGCGTAAGGCCTTCTACAAGGAAGCGAATTACCCGTTTACTATCGAGAAAATAACCTGGAAAGATTAAAATATAACTTATGAGAATATTAACAATACAAAATACAGCATACGAATTAGATGAAATACCAAATGAAATTGAAGAACTAAACTTTTGTGTGCTTGATAATAGCAACCCAAAAGAACCAGATTATTTTTATATCCCATTGATCTTTATGGAGTCGTTTAATAGTCCAGCACTAGTATTGCGTATTGGTAAACATATCATTAAGATGCCAGCAGATTGGCAATTATTGATCGGTGAAAAAGACTTGGGTGATCTTGAAGTTGTCCCACTTACAAGTATCAATGATCGCGGATTCAGTGCTTTTGCATTTAACCCCAAGACCAGTTTCAAGCCAGACTTTTATCCAGTTGAGATTATGGACATTTATCAAGATGTCAAATGGTACTTTCCAAAATTGAAACCAGGACAGATGCTGGCAGTACCCTTAGAAGTTGGAACAGATGGTCCCATGTGTGCATATTTTGTAAAAGATATCAGCAGACAAAGTGAAGTAGTAGATTATTCGAAGGTGTGGTAATGATTACATTGATTGGACATGGATATGTTGGCGAACATATTGCACAAGAATTGAACGCACAAAAAATTGACTATGCATGGATTTCTCACCGTGATTCAGTGCCTACAAACACAGCAGCAATTATAAACGCAGCAGGTTATACTGGCAGCCCCAATGTAGATGCATGTGAAATACATCGACAAGAAACCATTGACGGGAATGTAACATTCCCAGTAAAACTAGAACGCAATAATCCCCATACACCCATTGTGCATATCAGCAGTGGCTGTGTTTATACTGGCTACGAAAAGAAGTTCACAGAAACAGACTCGCCCAATTTCACATTTGACAACGGCAGCTTCTACAGCGGAGCCAAAGCATTGGGGCAAGAAATGCTGATGCCATATATGGACAAAAGCTATCTGTTGCGTATTCGTATGCCGTTTGGTGATCGCCATCATCCCAAGAACTTCTTGACTAAAATGGTCAAGTATGATAAACTAATTAGTTATGAAAACAGTCTGAGCTATATGCCAGATGTTGCTACAGTAGCAGTGGGCATGGCATTAAATAGAAAAATTCAACCCGGCATCTACAACTTGTGTAATCCGGGCAGCAGCAATGCTCGTGAAATTGTTCAAATGATGGGCATTGAAAAAGAGTTTTTCACAGAAGAAGAATTCCAAAAAGCCGTAGTGGCTCCTCGCAGTAACTGTGTGTTGAGCACAGCCAAACTGGATGCCATATATCCTCTTCGACCAGTACATGAAGCATTAGAAATGGCAATATCTAAACTATGACAAAAATCTATGAAAGCCCCGATGGTGGTGCTACAATATATGCACGAGAACATGGTTCTACAGAACGCACAATAGTTCGAGAAGATACTAGTACACTAGATCGACTTCGTGAAAGTAAAATGTGGGGTGAGATTCGCAGAATGGCAAAAACTAATGCAGCAATGAAAGAATACACAGATCGTTGCATTGAACTCTATTATCTATTGAAGGATCACAAATGAGCAACGATTTTGCAAAGTTTAAAAATTCAAAACGCAGACACAAAACAGATGTTTTTATTGCACGACAGTTGTCAATTGCCAAACAGAGTATAACCCATGATACTCGTTTGGATAAAGAGCCACATCGTCTGGCAAAACGTCATGCAATGGATTGTGGTAAGCCTGGCTGCACACTGTGTGGTAATCCACGCCGTAATGAATGGTTCAAGAAAGAGCGTAGAACAACACAAGAACGCAGGCAGATGCAGGATATTGATGCACAACAAAACGGAGTAAAAGATGGCGACTCAGACCAGTGACAAACTAAACATTGCAAATGAAATGTTACAGTTTGATCGTAAGAACAGAGCATTTTTTGATGAACTCACAGAAGAGGAACAAAAGAAGTTTAGTCCATTCTTAATGGTCAGATGGGGTGCAGATGTTCAGGGCAGCGCAGAACTTCAAGCATACTACTTGATGAGCACTAACGAACGCCTGAACAAGAATTTCTTTGATATCAGCACAAAAGATCACAAAAAGTTTCAATGGCTATTGGCAACAACAGTAAGTCCAGGAATGGGAAAACAATACCATAAATGGCTTGCGGCAAAGAAAAAGACCAGCGATAATAAAGCAGAAAGATTCTTGGCAGCTTTGTATCCGCATATGCGTGACGATGACATTAAATTACTTGCAGAATTGAACAGTAAAGATGACCTTAAGCAACTTGCTAAAGAACATGGATGGGATGATAAGCGAATCAAATCAGAGCTATAAGTGTAAATATTGTAGTAAAGATTTCAAGCGTGAGAGTACTCTCATGGCGCATAGCTGTGAGCAGAAAAGACGATATGACCAGCAGAAAGAAACTGGAGTTCAATGGGGACTAAGAGCATACTTGAGATTTTACGAACATACACAGGGCAGTGCCAAACTGAAAACTTACGATGATTTTGCTAGAAGTCCTTATTATCTTGCTTTTGTTAAGTATGGCAGATACGCTGTTGCTATTCGTTGCATTAATTTTAATAATTTCACCGATT